TTCGCGAAGGAAAGCAATAAATCGTGATAGTTAACTTTAATCAAACAATATTAGCATTTAGAATAAAATAAAAACTTTTATTTCATAGATAAGCTAGCTATCTCGATTATTTATTTTATTTTATTTTATTTTATTTTATTTTATTTTATTTTATTTTATTTTATTTTCATAAGTTAGAACTAAAACCAATGAAAATGAAAACGTATAAAAAAAAATATCATCAAAAAAATCGAACGTTTAAAAAACGGGGCGGAGCTGGAGCTGCTGCTGCTCACAGTGGTGAAAGATTCAAGTGCCCATTTTGCGATAAAACATACTCGGCAATGTCGAATATATACATTCATTGTGAAAAAAAACATCCCGGTCAACCAATGCCAAGGTTGACACATGCCAGCACGGTTGTAAGGGGCGCAGAAAGATCGGAATCCGAAAGACGATCAGGTTCCCACCGGCTTGAGAGGGATCAATTCGTCGCAGCTAATGGCCCAGAAAGATTCAAATGTCCATTTTGCGATAAAACATACACAGCGCTTACAAATATATACGGTCATTGTCGAAGAAAACATCGCGGAATACCAATGGTACGGTTGACATATGACAATACGATTGTTAGACCAGGTGCTGCTGCTCTTGCGGTTGATGCTGCTGCTCATCCTGATGCTCCTGCTCTTGCGGTTGATGCTGCTGCGTCACGTCTCGCAAGACGCATGCTTGATTCTGATGACAGTGACGACGATGTTCATCCCGCGCTCGCTGCTGGTCCTGCTGCTCCGCCCGCTGCGGCTGTTGCTGTTGCCGCCATGGCTGCGCCCGTTCGCGTCGGACGGATCGTAACCCGAACCGGTACTCTCCAAGGCAATTCGCATTATATAATTAACCCAGTTATGATACCAAATTTTCCGACCAGTGGCAATAAGCTACAACGCAATTCTACATATCTGGACTGGATAGAGGGGGACGATAAAAATGTATTGGACGCTTTGAACGGAGATCCAGACACTTTGGCTTTTAAAATAAATGGTTCTTTTTGCGTGATAACAAAAGATGAATTGTTTACTTTAATGAACAATGCCGACTCTATCAAGTACGAGTGTAACCGGATATGCAAATTCGATGAAGATGGACTTGGGGGGATTAGACAAAGTGCTGAGAAAGGCGTCCCGTATTTATCCCTCGGCTCTTTCAGCCAATTCCAAGGCCTGGTATCTTTTTTTGACTTATGGTATATCGTTGTTTCACAGCAACCACAACTGTCGCAAGCATATGAACTTGTGGATGCGCGCCGCCCCCGCATGCTAAGCATGGCCTCGCATAATTTCTTGTTTGGCCCCGGGGCGGCGGGTGCGCGGGCAGTTTCGGCAGCGCACTGCCAGGCCGGTCAAGATGCATCCACCGTGTACGAAATTCACATCTTACCAATACACACGCATTCACGTTCAAGGGCGGCGACCACGATACAACGTCTCGTACGGGGTCACCAAACGCGAAGGAATCCTCGATGAATAAAACAATAAAAATTAAATGGAATCAGAATTAGATCAGTCAAACATGTCATCCACGATATCCTTCAAGTGGTCCATATACGTTCGATTGAACGCGATTTTTTTACATAAATTATCACACACTGACAAACTTATTTCAAAGTTGGTCAATGATTTTGAAACCTTCATATTGTATTTTAGAATGGCATAATTCATTGCACATAAATCCTTCGCAGTGAAGCACGTAAGTGTTTTATCTTTCAATATTTCTGAAATCAACTCATGTAGGGTTGTACATATTTCGGCATTGTCATAAGACGGATGGTTTATCCGGTCGTCACGGGGTTCAATGAATCCTTCCACAAAAATTTTAGCAACCTCTTCAGAATTTCTAGCCAACACATTTCTGAACATGTTGAATGATAGTTCTTGGTCGTGCGTGTTTATATTGCTCATAATTCCAAAATCCAATATAGCAACTTGAAGCCGGGGAAAGAAGCCATCTTCATTTTCTATAAATAACACATTTCCAGGATGCAGATCGCAGTGATAAAAACCGTCTAAAAAAACGGTCTTTATCAACCCTTTTGCTAGAATCTTACAGTATTGATCCTTTACATCATTCATCGGCAATTCTTCCAACTTTCTACCAACGATTCGTTCCATCACAATAATGTTGTCGAATTCATCAGTAAACTCTTTAAAAACAACCGGAATTTTAATGATACTCGTATTTGTTTTCTGGAAATTGTCGTACATTTTTAATATATTTTCAACTTCGGTATGGAAATTAACTTGACCCAACATCATTTTTTTTTGTTCGCTCAGAATATCGTCTAAATACAAATGTTTTAATTGGGGAAGTAAGTTTAATATCGCAATCAGATAACTTACGTCATTTATTGCCGATTCAACACGTTCCAACATGTTTGCACGCAAGTACTTTATAACAATGGGCATTGACGTCGATTTGCTATTGCTACTCTTATCGGTCTCACTATGTTTCGTTAGCGTGCCATAAAAAATAAGAGATACCGACCCGGTTTTATCAGGAATGTATTTACCATTTCGGGCATTACTGCGAATTGTAAGGTCGTAGCCTTTTTTACCGGCAAATTCGACCACTTGGTTTAAATATTCATTGCTATATTCAGAATCTTCGTAGTGGACTGCATCTGTATACTCAATAAAAAAAGATGCCAATTCGTCATCATAAATTTCGGAACTGTATGCGAGTGCTTGGAACATTTTGGTATAATAAATATTTTTTTTAGACAAGCGAGCTGCAATATTTTTTACCATATTTACATACGGGCTTGACGTTGTTGTTGGCGTCGACTGTCCAAATAATTTCAGCGCACTATTCGCACAATATTTTGCGTATTCGAAAGATATGACTCCTGCAGTATATCCAACGAAATGTATACCGGATAAAACATTTTTGGTACTTGTTATCCAGGTCATTTTATTTATTACAATTTTGTATTTTTAAATAATAAACAATAAACAGATAAATATTATGTGATTTTATCTAATTAACTAATTAACTAATAATAATAATATTTATTCAATTACATCTTTACATCTATTTCATATTCTCTATAAATAGTTTTGTTCGTGACAAAACCTTTTTCATAATCATTCCTAAATTATGTTCAAGGTACGACGGCTGTTCTATCTTTGGGACGGGTACACTTAACATAAACTGAACCCTCATTTTTTCAGAGGAAATTAGCGAAATGCAGAAAACGGCAGTTGCATCTTGAATTTGCTCGGCATCCTTTCCGATAATATCTCCAAAGTAAATTCCGGTTCGGTTTTTATAAATTGTTTCACCTTGAAATACGTAATTGGTTCCAGACGTGGTAAGATTTATATTCAACGACATGTATTTTTGTTTCATGCCAAAATCCTCCCCCTTCCGTTTGAATACGAGCGTCATATCCGCTGATCCAATATCAGGTTCTTTAAATTCGTCCAAGATCAACGTCTCAATTGCGTCATTTCGATTCACTTCATAAATGAGTCGAAAAATGTTATAATTGCAAAAACGCTCCATATTTACGGATGAGTTGCAAACTTCAAAATCGATCAAAAATGTATTTTTGAGATGCGGGTTTAATGCCGCGTCATCCGGAGTAAACCGTTTATATTTCAATATAACGCCATCTTTTGAACATATCACCTTATAAGCTGGCTCGACAGTCGCGTTTGTCGCCATTATAAATATAAATATAGATATAGTTATTTTTACTTTAATTCGTTTCAAGTGTTTTAATTTTTAATTCTTAAGTAACAACTTTTATATATCTATATAACATATGTGAGAATAATATGAGCAGTATAACATACAAAACGTACAATAGGAACAAAATTAGAACCAGGACTAGAACCAGGAATAAAACTAGAACCAGAACCAGTCTCGGACTCAGACAAACACAAACAACAAAACCGCTTCCACCACCCACACCCACAACCATCAATGGGTCGTCGAGACGCGATAAGAGCGGAGTAATAAAACTAAAACTCATAGGAACGGCCTACGAAATTGGATACGCCCACGGACACCTTTTAAAAAATGAAATCAGTGAAATGATGGCCATGTATCGATTCCATATACCGTACCTTTACGGACGACCGCTTTCATTTTTCGTGAAACTTGCATGCGACTTTTTTTTACCCGTTGTGAAGCGGCGGTACCCTGAAATATATCGAGAGATGAAAGGAATCGCGCACGGCTCTGGAACCCCGGTTCAACACATCCTTTTTATAAACAGTTCTCTCAGTCTAGAATCACTCTATATGAATCTATCAGCCGTTTTACAAACGTCGTCTCCGCGCATTCAACAGCGTTACCGTAATTTTCTATCTCCGAAAAGTAATTATAATTACGCTCGGCCCAACGTCATCGATCCAACAAACGAGAGATGCACGGCGTTCATTGCAACAGGGTCATATACGAAGGACGGGAATATCGTATGCGCTCATAATACCAACGGGCGTTACATTGAGACGCAATATTTCAATGTCGTTGCCGAAGTAAGGCCCAAAACGGGATATGCGTTTACAATGCAAACTGCACCAGGATATATTTTTAGCGGCACTGATATTTTTGTTACGAGCGCAGGAATTATTGGCACGGAAACAACTATCAAACATTTCAATGCATATGAGCTTCGCGACCCCATATTTTGCAGAATACGCAAATGTATGCAGTATGGCGATACGCTAGACGACTATATTGAAACGCTGGTAGCCAATAATTCCGGCGACTATGCGTGCACTTGGTTATTCGGCAGCATAAAAACCAAAGAGATTGTGTCGCTGGAACTTGGATTGAAGTATCACAATCTACAACGCACCAAGGACGGCATATTTATCGGAACAAATACGGCGTATGATGCTCGAATTCGTAACTTGGAATGCAGCGACGATGCAGCTCGACTTCATGGCGATATTCGAACGTCTAACTGGGCGCGACACGTTCGGTTAACAAACCTTATCTCAACTTATCGCGGACAATTGAATGTGGTAATTGGTTCTAAAATATTGGCCGATCACTATGACTCGTATCTTAAAAAGGTAAACGCGTCTGCTCGAAGCATATGCAAACACTGCGAGCTGGACGACTGTAAAAATTCAGCTGATCCTGAATTAGCGCCATTTATACCAACCGGATCGGTCGATGCAGCAGTTGTTGATGCAACCATTGCATCTCAACTCTCGTTTTTATTTCGGTTTGGGTCCTCGTGCGGCGAACCTTTTAATAAAAAAGAATACTTTTTAAAGAATCCTCAATGGCAAGACTTATACGCATACATCAAAGACCGACCATCACAGCCGTGGATCAAGGTTTAATGGTTTAACGTTAACGTATAAATAATTAATTTACTTACAATTTTACAAATTTACAAATTTACAAATAATTATTTAAATGAAGTTTCGGTTGGATGGATATATTATTAGATACTGAGAGATACATACAATGACCGAAAAATTCGGAATTATCATTATTCGTCATATAACAGATGATGAGAATTCAATGTACTGGCGATATTGTGTTCGGTCAATTCGCGTAAACCATCCCGAGGTCCGGATTGTGATTGTTGACGACAACAGTAACTCAACATTTTTAACAGATGATTTGAAAAAAGAAGAGGCCGCTTTATGCAACTGTCGCGTAATTTACAGCATTTACAAAAAACAAGGCGAGTTTTTGCCCTATTACTATTTTTCCTTGTCTCAAAATAGCTGGTTTGAAAACGCGCTCATCATACACGACTCGGTATTCTTTACCCAACCGCTTACTAATCTTGATGTGGTATTTGATATCCTTGATACGCACGGGTTTTTGTTTTTATGGCACTTTGAATACTTGTATGACGATATCGCTGATGAAGTTAAGTTGATAACGGCGTTAAAGAATGGAAATGAGGTTCTTGAGACGGTGTATTACGATCGATCAATGTGGAGCGGATGTTTCGGGGCTATGGCGTTCGTTTCTTATGCATTTACCGCAAAAATGTTTGAATCATACGCGCTTTCCAGTTTGTTACACGAAATAACCACTCGTCGAAATCGAATGTCGTTTGAGAGACTTATTGCCTGCACCATGATTCATGCCGCCATTCAAGAAGATGCGTCTAAGCCTAATCCTAAATCACAAGAAAAATCGTATTATAAAATGCATTCTTATTTAGGACGTATACATGATTATTGTAAATGGGGCTTACGGTTTCATGAGATAAAGGATGAAATTATTGCCGCATGTGAAAAGAAAACGAGTAGTAGTCAATTTCCACTCATTAAGGTCTGGTCGGGCAGGTAACAGGGAACCCAAGGTTCCCCGCACCCTCCTTTACGAGGGGGGGGGGGATCTGCCCCCTTGTATTTACAGTATCTCTAAATCTTGCAAATACCAGTATTCCATTCCTCCGCCAGGCAGCGGTCTGCGAATGATGAAGGGCAGTTTTTTTTCTTCAAGCTCGCGAAGTGCGATGGGGTATCCGTCAACTACCTTTTCCGAGGTGATGTTCACCTTGGAGGTAATGTACGATTCAGCCCCATTATTCAATTGCTTCGTGCGTATTCCCAAAATACGGGTCTTTTCATATTTTGTGAGAACTGGAATCGTTCGGTGCAATGGATCGACAATGGTACCGGTTTTGTCTCGGACAACTTTTGCAAGTGCGTGAATTTCATCATCCGTATGACTCTTAGCTTCGGGGTGCGTTTCAGCGATATAGTTTTTTCGGAATTCCTGGTTGATTTTCTGATACCGATCATCATTTCCGGTTTCGCTGTCACGGTCTTCATCTTCATCATCTTGCAGATCACCGGTACTATCATTATCCGCTTCATCTTCTTCATCGCTTTCGCCTTCTTTATCTTTACCTGTATCTGCCTCTTCAGCTTCATCGTTTTCGTACGAGTAATTGCTCGCATTGTCATCATCATCACCACTTTCTTCGTATTCGTCATCATCGTCGTCGTCATTCTCACTGTCATCCTCATTAACGTCTTCATCCTCTTCAATTCCAATTCCTGTTCTTTGAGAACCTTTTAGGTCACTTGAAGATTTGGGTTTGGATTTGTAGATACCGGCAGCGCTAGCGCTCTTTATAGCAACGTCCTCATCGCTTTCGTCAGCTACTTCATCATCATCCTCATCATTATCGCCTTCTTCGTAACGTTTTGGGTTTAACTTTAATGGCTGGTCTTCTTTCGACTGGGTCTGGATATTGTCGTAGTCAATCGTAACTCGTTTCATTTGATTATGATTGTGTGCACTCTTTGTTTAATTGTTTAATTATATATCTATATTTATTTATATTTTACAAGTCAATTTTAAATAAAAATAAAAATTATTTATTATTACATAATAAATTACATAATATAATTAGTAAATATCTAAATGACATCGACATCGACATCGACATCGACCTCGACATCGAACTCGAACTGGTATAAATCTCTCAACCAGTCCACCCTCACTCCTCCTAGTTGGGTATTCCCAATAGCATGGACAATTCTGTATGCACTCATCATTGCATCGGCTGGAGTATTCCTTTCCACTGCATCGAGCATTCGCAACGCCTTACGCTCGGACGGATTCTTTTATTACTGCGCGGCATGGATTCTAAACCTTTCATGGTCCCTGATATTCTTTCGTCTCCAGCGACCGGATTTGAGTTTTGTGGTTATTCTGGGAATGCTCGCGTTTATCGCTCTAAATATCCGCGCGTTTTATCCGGTCAGTCGTCTTGCGGCATACTTACTTGTTCCGTATTTGTTATGGGTATCATTTGCGACCTACCTTAATGGGTATATCGTGTTTATGAATCCGGTATCCGGTATCCGGTAAAAATTCATAAGTTCTCATAAATTCATAAATTCATAAATTCTCAATTGCAGTTTTTTTACCGTGACAGTCTCTGCATAGCGCAACCAGGTTATCAATATGGTTTGTACCACCGTGTTCTAGTCGCGTAATGTGATCCACTTCATACCATGCCGGAAGTTGGCGTTTACAATGTCCGCATTTCCACCCCTGCTGTGCGGCTACAAATTTCTTCTTTGTTTCGCTAACACACCGTTTCGTGGAGGTTTTACCGGACGTTAGTACTTTATTTTGTTTTTGATTAAGTGTGGAACCTGAAATGCCTCCGCCACCGCCACCGCCACCGCCACCGCCTTGACTGTGGCCTTGGATCTGGCCTTGACCTTGGAATAGCATGGTTTTATTTGTAAAATCTAAAAATGGACTTAATACGTCGGCCGTATCCTTGCTAACCGGCATATACTTTATAATGTCGTTGGCGTGCATAAACATCGATCGCGACTGGTCGGGGTTTTTTTTTGCAAACATGTAAATGGACAAGCCAATGAATGCAAACGTTGCCATTTTAACGTACTTTTGAGACGACTGCAATGTTTTTAAAAATTTGCCATCGTAATACGTGTTTGCGATGAGAAAGGCGGTAATGATAAAAATAATGTATTCCGTCTTCATTTGTTAAATGGGTTGCTTATAATAATAAACTATTATTTATTATTTTATTTATTGTGTAAAGTGTATGCTCCGTATATTCCAGCAATCAGCATTCCGAAATAAATCAACTTTTGCCTATACTTTAGCTCGTCCATAATTACAATTTTTTTAGGGGCGTAATGTGAATAGTACGCATTAAGTGCCTCTGTCATGGTAAGTTCGCTTTTGTGGATGGAAATGTTCACCTTATTGTGGATGAAGACTACCCAGCGTAAAAATGATTCGCGCGTATCCAAATACGGCGTTACTGGGTACTTGTCGAGTAACACGCTGAACCGATTACCGATTGCGTATTCCGGTAAAAACAGGGGTAAATTTTGTATAAAGTCATAATATTTTTTACGTGTAACCCCATTTGCATGTTCCGGGTATTTCACCGCCATCGTCATAAGAACAAACCAAAAATAAGGCCCCCATATTTCGGGGTCAAGCGTTCTTGGAAATTCCATTTATAATTTAATTTATTGTCTATTTTATGGTTTGTATTATTTTTATTTTATTTATCTTGACGTAACGTTAACTTATTTAGATTTTACATTAAATTAAATTAAATTAAATAACCTAATAAACACGTATTGCTTGTATAGTTAACCGCTATAGATAGATAGATAGATAGATAGATAGATAGATATATAGATAGATGAATCGTTCAAAAGAGAAAAACGAAAAAATAGACTCGTCTTATTTTTCTCAAAGTCATCATTTTTTTTGTAACAATTGTGGGAAATATGGAAACCATACATACAATAACTGTAAATTTCCTACCACCAGCATTGGCCTGATTGTAATTCGAAATCAAAATACAACAACGACAACGACAACAACGACGACACCACCAACAATACCATCTTATGAATTTTTGATGATACGCCGAAAGGACACGCTGGGATTTGTCGACTTTATTCGCGGCAAATACACTTTTTCGAACATTATACATGTTCGGAACATCATAGACGAAATGACGATCGACGAGAAAAACCGGCTTTTAAATTGCGACTTTAAACAACTATGGGGCGAAATGTGGGGAAGTTACACAAACGGCCAGTTTTCAGGGGAAGAAGCTCAATCAAGGGAAAAATTTAATAAAATTAAGAATGGCGTATTTTTCAAGGGGTGTAACGGAGAGAGTAAAGTCGTGACGTTGCGTCACTTGATAGAAACTTCATCTACGCACTGGAAACATGCAGAATGGGGATTTCCAAAAGGGCGGCGGAATAATCAAGAGAGTGACATCGATTGCGCATTACGTGAGAATCTTGAAGAAACTGGGTACGCAATAAAAAAATCAGATGTTTTATCAAACATTGTCCCATTTGAAGAAGTGTTTGTAGGTTCAAATTTAAAAAGTTACAAACATAAATATTTTGTTGCAATGATACATGCAAACGACGTTCCGGTATCGTCATTTGAACAATCTGAAGTCAGCAAGCTAAAATGGTTATCATACGATGATTGTGTTAAAAAAATAAGACCATATAATATTGAAAAAACAAAAATGCTTCAAAAGTTACATTCCATACTCACAACATTTTGCGTGATAAAATCTAATTCTGAAAGTTAAAATTTAATAATTAATATCTTATTATTATATATTAAGTATTTTATTTGAGGTTTACGTTAAATACTACATTCGTCTTGACATGCAAGATCCCGTTACGCCACTTGCAGAACAACCACTGCAACAGTATGAAGGCATGCAACCTGGTATAGCCCAAGCTGAAGGCGCTAAAAAACGCGAACGGTGTAAAAATGGTACGCGTAGGAATAAAAATGGCGATTGTGAACCCATAAATGCGTCCCAAAAAAATAGATGCCCGAACGGAACTCGAAAAAATAAAGTCACCGGCGAGTGCGAACCGATTAATGTTAATGTTGATACTGATGAAGGCCCTTTTGCTGCCTCAGCATCAGTCGTTCCCGAGGATGATAAGCAACAACAACAACAACAACAAATGCAAAAGCAGAGGCAGAGGCAATCCCGATGCCCAAACGGTACTCGCAGAAATAAAAAAACTGGTAATTGTGAATCAGAACAAAAACGCCCCCGTTGCCCGAATGGAACGCGTAGAAACAAACAAACAGGTAACTGCGACCCAATACCGCAAGAAGAACAACGCGATAACGATAATCAAAATATTGAAAATGAAATTGAAAATGAACCATTATCATTACCATTACCGTCGCCGGCCGAATCGGAAATGCTGGAACAACAACAAGAAGAACAACCGCATCAGGAACAACAACAACAACCGCATCAGGAACAACAACAACAACAACAAGAAGAACAACAACAAGAAGAACAACCGCATCAGGAACAACAAGTTAATTCGAACGGAGTGCAGCTTTACCCCGAACCAGGTGATCCAAAATTCAATGAAACTATGGCAAATAAGAAGGAGTTTCATGAGGTTCGCTACGATAAAATGGACGAATTTACAGTTGAAGAGTACGCAAATCGCATATGTTCAGAAGGTGACGTTTTCGAACTTGCACCTCACCAGCTATTTGCCAGAAACTTTTTGTCTGCACTGACTCCATACAAAAGTTTGCTGCTGTATCACGGATTAGGAACTGGAAAAACATGCTCAGCAATATCAGTTTCGGAAGAAATGAGAGATTATATGAAGGATACCGGTATAAACAAGCGCATCTACGTAGTTGCAGCGCCAACCATTCGATTAAATTTCAAACAGCAGTTGTACAATTCTTATAAACTCGTATTAAATCGAGATACTGGAGTATGGACCATGAACACATGCATGGGTAAAAAATTACTCAAGGAGCTTCGAATTAAACCCGTCTCGCCCAATATAAGCCGTGATCAGGAGTCCATAATGAGAGAATCAATCATTGCCCGAATCAAATCTCTCATTCAGAAGACGTATTCATTCATTGGATACGAGAAACTACGCCTCATCATAGACGAAACGTTGGTAGGTCGGGCGGCAAAAAGCACCCCGCTTACACTTGCAAATATTAGTGAACAACAAATACAACGCATTCGGGCTCGTTTTGACGATACCCTTATCGTGATTGATGAAGTACACAATTTACGAACTACGGGAGAGAACGAGAGCGACGATGCAAAGATGACGGGCAAATTGTTAACACTGGTAGCCCGACATACTCGAAACATGCGGATGTTACTGCTTACTGCAACCCCAATGTACAACAGTCCGAAAGAAATTATATGGCTTATCAATTTAATGCGTATTAATGACAATCGGCCTGAAATTTCTCACGATAAAGTGTTTGTAGGCACGGGTACAGATGAAACGATCAGAACTGTCACTGACGATGATCCGAGCAGGTCTGCATACTCTAGCGGAAAAGAAGTACTGAAATCTGCATCATATGGATATATATCTTATGTAAAAGGAGAGAATCCGTTCACGTTTCCGTATCGGATATACCCCAAGGATCATTCGCCAGATCACTCATTCTTTTCAGATTCAGAAGAAGGCGGCGGACGCGTGATTCCATTTCCAACCATGAATTATAATGGTGTCCGATATCCAACTGCGGATATAGCAACCCAAATTCGGTTTCTGGATATTTATCTGACACCAATCGGCGAAGAGCAGCAAAAAGTGTACAGTCGATGCATTGACAAATTGAAGGACCAACGCGACGAAGAGGCGGATTCTAGACCTGAAATGGCTGCATCCGATTCTGATTCCGATTCTAATCCGGATCGTGATTCCGAGTCTGAATCCGAATCCGATGCGGATGCTGATGATGCCATTCCCGGTCCCGAATTCAAGCCACCTACCCCACGTCGCAATGAAGATCAAAATAAAGGCAAACCAGATTATGACGAAATAGCTACCAAGTTTGGGTTCAAATCTAGAAGCGCGCTTCAATCCTTAACCATGTCGTTTCCACCACCCGCCGGAATGAGCGAGTCCGAGGTTGTTGATCCCAAAATGCTAGTTGGTCAAAACGGATTCAAACAAATTATGACCGCGGTCCCAATTGGTCAAGAAGCAATAAAGTATAAATATAAAGACAACGTGGAACGTGTTTTTTCTAGAGACCAAATCGGCAGATGGAGTAACAAAATCGCCAGCGTTTGTAAACACGCATTGGAGTGCGACGGTATTGTTTTAGTGTACACGGAATATATCGAAGGCGGTGCAGTTCCGGTAGCACTTGCCCTGGAAGAACACGGGTTCAAGCGGTTCGGCGGCAACAACTTATTAATCAATCCAACTCCAACTAATCCCAATCCCGTTTCCGGTAAACGTGTTCCGACATATACTATGATCACGGGTAACAAGATGCTTACGCCGACAAGTGTAGTATCCGTTGCGACGGCTAAAAATAATACGAAGGGCGAGATCATAAAGGTGATTATTATCACAAAGGCCGGTTCCGAAGGGATTGATTTGAAAAATATACGACAGGTTCACGTAATTGACCCGTGGTACAATTTGAGTTTGATCGAACAAGTGATCGGTCGGGCGGTAAGAAACTGCAGCCACGTTGATTTGCCGTTTGAGCATCGAAACGTATGTATTTTCATCCATGGAACGCGTTTACTGGCTTCGGCTACTGGTGCTGGTGCTGATGCTGGTGCTCGCGCTGGCGAAGAGGTAGAAGCGTTGGATGTTAGTCTACTACACCATGCGGAAAGTAAAGCAAAACGAATTGGAAACGTAAATGCAATTCTTAAAAAACATGCAGTTGATTGTAACTTGAATAAGGGGTATAATGTTCCAAAATTCAAGGATGGGAATAGCACGGTTCGCCAAGTGCTTACCACATTTTCACGCGAACCAGGGGCAGAAGGAGGAGCTCCAACCCCAATTGTGATCGACCGCTACGATGTAAACATGAAGCCTCGAACGGATGCATGCGACTATCAAAACGAATGCGATTTTGCATGCGAACCGGATTTGGATAGTCGTATACGCGATATGGGGACCGACATTGATACATACAACATGAAATTTTTGGAAATGAACAGCGAACGCGTTATTCACCGGGTTCGTGCATTATTCAAGGAGCGGTTTTTTTACACGGAAGACGAATTGATTCGACATGTAAATCAGATAAGAACGTATACCGACGAACAAATAATGGTGGCGCTAAATACGCTTATTACAGATCCATACGAGACGCTTACGGATTATTACGGGAGAGAAGGGCGACTCATCCAGATCGGGAACTACTATCTATTTCAACCCGAAGGAATAACGAACCCGAGAATTGGATTGAGAGAACGTGCAATGCCGATCGACGAAGGGGTTGACGCGGTTGAAGTACAACTACCGACGGCTGCACAACAAAGAGCTGCAGTTCCAGATAATGACGATGGTGACAAGCAAGCACAACCACAAAGTAGCACTAGCAGTAGTAGCGGCAACAATAATAAAATTGGAATGTTACTTGGCATATATAAAATTTTATTGGATTCGATTACATCGGATAAAAGTAGCCAGTTATTGGCAGATTACATGGACCGAATAGGCGGCGGCGACAGTTTCATTTCATACGTGACAAAGTTTAGTAAGCAGGTAATTCATAAAGGGGTCGCGCATGAAAATACCGTTTTATTGGCATGTCTTTCGCATTATATGGATACGTTTTCAAATGATGACATGTTGGAAATTATAAATCGCGTAAAAGTTTCTAACCCTAATCCCGAGATTGACCGGTTTGAGCGCTTGGTTGATGCATATATTAGCAGATATATCATTACCTGCGACGGTGGAAAAAAGCCATTGATGATGATGATTGTTCCTACGAGCAGTATAACCGCATGGGCAAATGCAGACGATCCATTCAACGGTAAAATATCAGACTCGGAAATTGTGAAGCATATTGAAAATAAATTCTTTAGGCACGTGGACTTTATTGGATTATTGCCACAGTCTGTACCTGCCGGAAAGTGGAAAAAGTCGTCCAGTTTTGGCGATAAGGATCGGACTAACCTTAGCAAGTGCGTGCTAGAATGGTTCGTTACAACGCGCAATAAGCCGCTAGTTCAGTCGATCGGGAAGGACATTAATCATAATAATATTCCGTACAAGGTAGGATCTACACGATGGTCATCCTCAAAATCCGCGCATGAATTTATTTTAATCGATATGAAAATTCAAAAAAGTGTGATTCACGGCCAAGTTCCCACCAAAAAACCTGAAATTGTAGAGTTTTTGAAAAGTATCCTTGCTACGAAAAACTGTACATTGGAAGATTTCGTAAAAGTGGGCGATGAAGGTCGAGCGTCTGCAGCAGCAATGCCATATCAAGGAGACCAAGACGAAATGGCTAAAAAAGCGAAGGGATCAATAAAAGCGCCCATTCAAAGTTTAGTCGTGTTTACAGAATTATTGCTGCGCATATTAGATACACAAGACGGTTCCGGGATACGATGGATGCTGAGACCGTGCGAGCTGCATCTCGTTACCAAGGTGGGAAGTATATACCACACCAATAAACTTCAAATAAAGTAAAATATAAATAAAGTAAATAACTAAAGTAAATAAATACAGTCAAGTTATTTACTTTTTACCATACGGTATCCTCTGTCTGCCAATGCATGTGATCGCCTGGTTTTATGTTATATAGTTTGTTGAAAAGAGCCATCCGAGATAACGGGATATTGGTTCGATACTTATCGAGTGGATGTGGATTGGATTTAAGTTGTGCGAAAATAGACCGTCGATATATTTTTTGCCGGTTCTGATTCGCAAACTCTGTATAAAATTTCTCGAATGACACAATTCGCAACGGTACTAACATTTTATCGCGCTGGTGTCGTTCATTCAGCGCCATCTCGCATAACTTCAGTCCCGTAATATCCGCCAAATCTTCGCTTAGCGATAACTTGGCGTCGAATTCTAGCCCGTCCCTTCGCGCCGCCGCTTCATATTGTCTCTCTATATTCGCCAGTTTCCGGTTATAGATTGCAGCATCCCGTTGAGTCCACCACGAGCGCATATTTCCGTTATGGTCAAACATGCGACCATACACATGCAAACAGTGCCCAATTTCGTGACCTAGCGTGTATCCGATGCGCGCTAAATTGTATTCGGGGCCATGAACTAGATCCACGAACCCCGTTTGAAAATAGCCGAGTGGAATGTATACCGAATTTCGAGTTTCAGTATAGTATGCGTTTGCAACATATGCCTGGGACCCAACAAACTTCATTTGATTCCAGTCAATTTGTGGCATATCATAGTCAGCTCGACCGTCATTTTGAATCATACGCTGAGTCTTCCATTTAAAAATGTCCATTAAATTTTCCCATGCGTCCTGTTTTTTAAATCGTGCAGAAATCGACGGAGAAATGTCTAGTCCCAATTTTTCAGGAATGCCTATTCTTATTTTCAGTGTATCCAATTTACGCAACGCTTCGTCCCGCGTGGACTCGCTAACCCACGTGTTTGCACGAACCATTTCTTTTGCCGCGCGCAATATATCGCGTGCCACTTCTTCCGCATACTTAATCTTTTCCGCATCAAAGTGTCGTCGCTTATACGCGTGTGCAAAAAATGAGTCGTATGCGTACGTTGTACCGTACAGTGCAACAATACGTTGTGGCAACGGAGCTGCCTGCCCTCTCAAGAATTTCATACAGAAGTTATAGTAAATCTCCGACCATTCTTTATGGTATTGTATAATATGGCGAGCATAAATGTATATCCAATAACTACGCCACTTTAAAGATTTCCATCCCCGTTTATCGCGTTTTGTAACAACTGGTTTCGTATCGGTATCCGTATCGGTATCCGTATCGGTATCCGTATCGGTATCCGTATCGGTATCCGTATCCATCTTAGGTGTAGATGCTGCTTTGTTAGATCTCAGCAGTGAACGCATTGTACATTTCAAGTATCCGACAGACGAACAAACCACGTTATGGGTATGATTATGACTATGCCAATCAGACGCGTACCCCATATTCCGCGCAACTTCGTTCCAATCTAGACGTGTTATACTTTTTAATTTTCCGGCGCTGATTTTTTCATATTCGATAGTTCCGTCGTCGTCAATTGGGCTTGATTTATATTTTTTACTTGTAGGCTTTTTATGTTTATGGTTCTGGTTCTGGTTCTGTTTCTGTTTACGTTTTTCAGGTTCAATATAACACGCCATATTTCGAATAATTGATTTTTCAATTTGCAAAACGTCAATTCCGTTCACTTCGGAACCAAGCCCTAATGCATTGAATATACGGTCAACATAGGTTACAAATTTTGTCAAGACGTTTCGTTTATATTCCATATTCTTATTTCGTCGGGTTTTGTTCTGTTTGTTGCGGTGTAACTTTTTATTCTTATTCATTCGAGTACGCTTACCACTATGAGATTTATCAGATTTATATTTATCATTGTCGGGATTGTCTTGAAGGTAGTAGCGATAGTCGTACAGTGATAATTCTGGGTACGTAATATGCGTGATAAACACTTTACTATTTTTTTCATCTGGAGAAACGTCCCATGAAACCGGACAAGCGTATCGCGTCATTTCGTTTGTGTTCAAGTATGCCAGAAGTTTCCAAAGGTTGTCTTCTGCAATGCATTTGTCTAAAAAATGAATATAATTGTGAACGTGGTGTAATACGGTTGACGAGCTCATATATGTTTTCAATGATGCGTATAACTCCTTTACGGGAGCGGGTGTAGACGAATCGTTTACAATGTCAATGAGTTGGTTATATACTGCGTCTTGCGCCAGTCGAAAGTTATCTATTTGTATAATGTATTTTTGGGACTGAGACAATTTTTTTGAGCGTATCCAATTTTGATTCACATAACTGAAAAAATCATTGGATGGGTTTATCAGTTTTTTTGTGACCACGCCTGATCCGCAAATACCGCGGCGCTGGGCGTTGGTATATTTGATAATGTCGTTATACGCCTCTTGCGGCGTTTGATCAACTAGAACCCGGTCTTCTTCATTCTTTAAAACCGACATTATTTATAAGTACTATATTATTATTATTTATTTTATTATTTCGAACTTTCCAATTTCAATATAATAAAATAACTTAAATGTGGTATATGGATGATTAACTAATTAACTAATTAACTAATAATAATAATTAAAAGATGACTTCAAAAGCCAAACCAGTTTACGCAATTGCCGTGTTTACCGACCCTGTGATCAAAGGAACGGTTGCATTCAAGGAAGACTTACCAAATAGTCGAGTAAAAATCGACCTCAATATTTCTGGACTAAAGCCGAAAAGCAAACACGGATTTCATGTGCACGAAGCAGGTGATTTAACCGATAAATGCACAAGCATGTGTTCGCATTTTAATCCGTTTGGAAATACGCACGGTTGTCCCGGAATGAAAAACAGGCACGTCGGTGATTTAGGAAATATTCAAACCAACGGTAAAGGAGATGCAAAATACACATTTTATGACGACCGTATAAGGCTGAGAGGTTCGAAATCCAATATTATTGGAAGAGGCCTTATTATCCACGAAGATGAAGACGATTGCGGAACGGGCCCCAATGCTGAAAGTTTGAAAACCGGAAACGCTGGAAAAAGAATTGCGTGCGCTGTAATCGGCTACTCAAAAGAAAATTTTTAAGTAGGGCATACGCGCGCATGTTCGCGGATCCGCATACCTGCCGTGCTGCATATCGGGGTTTGCATTTTATTTTTGATAAAGTAGGGCGTAAAATTGCTTCCGTGGTACTTTCCGGCATTTGCAGCGGCCATTCCGTACGCGGATAAAAACGAGTTTCCATTTTTCGTAATTGTCGTTTGTTTCAATCGTTCAATACGAAGTCCGGAAGATACTGCGCCTTGTGTTTTGAACGGCGTATTATTGGGGTTCACAACCGGTATAACAAAACATGCATCGCCTGCAGTGTTCTGATACTCGGGTCGAACGCACATTTCCGTATGAGCCCTCGAGTTTTGATCAAATGTGCGGCCGCGGGCATGCAGTAATGCGCGAGTATCTGAATAGTACGCTTTACTCAGCAGGGTTGATCCCGTGCGCACCGGGCGCAGTTGAGGGCACGGTCCGATGCGGCGCGTGTTATACACTCCCGTATAAATTTTCTTGTCACCGTATTCGATATACCCCGGATTGTATATGGTGGTGACATTTGACCCCTCGCCTGGAGACAGGGTAACTGCTGAGTCTGTCATAATAAACGAATTGTTTACGCTTCCATTTACGCCCGTATCACATGCACAGGTTCCGTTGTTGTTGTGGTTAGTGCGTAATACGGTTCCACCCGGCGCGTCCAGTATACGAAGCGTGATCTTCCCTCGCGTCGAGCCGCCTGGAATTGAGGGGCCGCTGGTAGGCGTAGTCACGCGAATGAGTTGTCGGCGCCAGTGTTTAATCGGCACCGGTCGCCCAAAACTGGATGAACCGTATTCTTCTGGGTTTGTAATGAAATGATTGTCTGCATACGGTGACGTGTGTGACGGGTAAACGCTATACACATTTCCGGTCTTTGAAACAACCGGGTTCATTTTCGTAGTAGTAAGCGTGTTTGATACATTAAAATTGGTAGGTCGAGACATTTTTTAGTTAGTTAGAACGAAAGAAAGAAAGAAATAAGTTTTATTTTATAGTGGTATAATAATTATATAGTTTAACTATAATTATAATAAATTTATAATAACTTACAAGCACTAAATATTTATGCAGCGAATTCTTTTATATCTGATTTTTGGGTTTTTTTTATTCTTGATTATAAATTGGATTGTGAATGGTGACGGATATACAATCATTGAAGGAGCTGAAACCAAAGGAAATCCGCCAATAAAGTGCCCAGAAGATTGTGCATCGGTCAAGGAAGTTCAAAAAAAATTATCAGATTCATTGAAAACGGTTAAGGGGTTGGAAATGCAAATTAATGCTAATACTCAAGCGTCGATAGCGCATTCAAAATCTATTTCCGAACTGAACGAATCTCTCAAGGAGATGCAGGATAATCAATCGGAATGAAAATAAAACAAATTCGAAACTATTAGATTATTAAATTATTAAATTATTAAATTATTAATAATATTAATAACTACCACTAGTATAGTTAATAATTGATGTATATCACTACTACTGCTACTATTACATTTATTTACGGAGTTGCGATGCTATTTGCCGGACTCGTTGCATTCCATATTCTCTCGGATTCGAATAAGAAAGGGTTGCGAGAAGGTATGAATAATAATCCTCCTCTTGTACCGAGTGCATCCAATTCATCCAATGTGTCGCCACCACCGGAATCATCTAGTACACCATCTGGGGACTCTCAGTCCAAGCTTAGTGCATGCGGAGAGGACTGTAGCGAGTATGATAAAATAAACGCCGCACTCAACGACTTCAACAAATTGAATTTGAATAGCCAGTACAAGAAAAGTGACGAAGCTATAAAAAAGGTGGACAAGGATTTAATCCAGCTTTCTAAAAATGTGAGAAACATGGGAAGTAGAAAAATACCCGGTGGAAAACCGGCTGTTAACAAGGCGATGCTTTCATAGTTCTGTATTTTAAATCTATATTTTAAGGTTGAGTTTCTCATTTTCGTTGGCCATCTCGCTTATCGGGTTGGTTGGATATCCTGGGTTTGAATTTGCTTTATTGAAATAATTGGGATCGATTTCTTTTTTTCCTTTTGTTACTTTTCCTGCTTCCGAGGGACTAGGTTTCATTCCAAACAAGTAAAATACGATCGATGACACGTAGGTCATCATAATGAATGGAACAAACACGATAAACCAGGAAATAAGACTGAGTCCGGTGTCACATAAATTCTGAAGAATGAATAAAAATACAATGGTAATTAAAAATTTGAAAAATGCAGTTACGTGATCACTTCTAAATAAATCAATAATGATTTGAATAATTGAAAACCCTAGATATAATAGGGCCGGTGGACATAATGTGGCAACAAGTGGCATCGTGAAATTCGTGCAATAAACAAATGAATATAATAATATATACTACGGTAATATATATTATTTTTTTTTATTTTGTAAAATATTTGAATTTAATAATTCATAATTCAATTTTTTTAATACTGTAGTAAACTTCTTAGGCATTTCAGGAAAAAAATAATATTATATAATATTATATAATATAAAATAAATATAAATTCTATGAATTTAGGCGGACCCTATGGATATAGCAGTACCCTTGATCATCGAGACCAGCCCGACGCCGTTGCCGCCGAAGCCAAAGCTGCCGCCGAAGCCAAGGCCGCCGCCCTGAAAAAACACGTGCCACTTACACAGACACAATTCGATGAAAAATATGCCCATATAGAGTGTGCTGACTGCAAACGTAGGGCCATTCTTTTTGGTTATCCCAATGAATGCATCATCCACAAAAAAAAAGGAGGATCCAAAAAAAGGTCGCGGAGATTAAGGCGCGGAAAATCTAAATCTAAATTCCAACGACGGGGTAAATCCGTAAAAAGACAACGACGATATTAGTTCGTAATCTTCTTCTTCACCGGCACCATCTTCTTGACCTTTATTCCGGTACTTGCGGCGGCAGTGGCAGTGGCAGTAGAAGCGGCGGCCTTGGCGGCGGCGGCATCGGCTGCAGCGCGACTGCGATGAATGATTTAGTTGATTTATTTTTATCCTCTTGGAGAAGTGGGTTTAGATTTTGGGTCTGTAGATCGATGATCTAGTCGCTCAGAAAGAGGATCCGGTCGAGCACAGCTCCTGGATGCTACGTCT